TAATCCACTTAAGAAATCTCCTACTTTTGAAAAAATAGCGTTCATAATTAAAATTGTTTTAATATCTGTCATATTATTTTTAACAGATTTTTTCCATACTCTTCCGGTTGAGTATGGTCATTATTCCTCCCAAACACATGGGGGATCTCACTCACGAGTTATTAATAATTACATCTTTTGTGTAACAATTCAACCCTAAATGTGATAATCCTCTTCTAAAAGGTAAAAAACAACGATCTTTTTATGTGGATAATAAAATTACCCCTCTTTTTAACACTAAAATCTTTGTTCCGATGTTTACAAACATGATTGATTTGTTATATTTGTGACTAAAATAACGAACCAGAAGAATATTTTCTGTGGATAAAATGTAACCTATGAATAAGAAACAACTGAAAAAAACAACAGAAGACCTAAATGTTAAAATTTATGACTTACTAAGAATGTTAGACCCAACTAAGACAGGTAAGTACATGCAATTTCTAGTAAAAGAGTTTAGAAGTAAACATAAAGAGAAGGGATATGTTAATTATTCTCCTTTATTACATGGTGATAATTATTTAGATTCTATAAGAAAAAAATGTAGAAATGAATTAGATGATAGAATCGTTGATTATATATTTGAGATATTCAACAGTGCTAATATTGTTAACTTACAAGTTTTTAATGATCTTTTAGAGAGAGGTAAAATAAAAGAAAAAGACATACAAAAATATAACTCTTTTACTGATATAGAGAGCGCCATTGTTAATTATGAGGAACAAAATCATGAAGATAATATTCATGAATATAAGGAAATATATAAAGACGATAGATGGTATATTGTTAAACCCTTAAGTTATTACACCGCTAAGATATATGGTGCATCAACTAAGTGGTGTACCTCTAGTCGAGAAACACCTAAACAATTTTATGAGTATTCTAAAGAAGGTATATTATTATATATTATGGATAGGGCAAACAATAAAAAATGGGCGGTCCATTGGACGATATGGAAAGGAGAGAAAGAAGAAATGTCTTGGTGGGATGATAAAGACAATAGAATAGATTCAATCCAGGTAGATATTCCATTTGGTATCATGAATGAAGTTAAGAACCACCTATTCACAGAAGAAAAACCAAATATTACATATTTTAGTGAAAAAAGTTTGATTAATTTGAAAAAGTTATTAAAATTAGAAAAGAAATCTACTGAAGTAAGAGAACATGAAGTTTTATTACAAGATACACATGGAGAAAACTTTGATATTAATGTAGGGGGCACATGGGTACCAACTGTTACAAAACCATCAGAGTTCAAGATAGATGAATGGATAAATAAAAGTCTAGAGTACAGTTACACTTTGGATACAATAAATAAGGGAGGTATCCCAGATTAAAAAAGTAAAGAAAATGAAAGAACAAAGCGATTATCAAGAAAACAAAACAGTTGAAGAAGCAACTGAAGAGTTAAGACAAGAAGTGCCAGAAGTAATTACAAGAAAGATAAATGTATCTGGATTAGAAGATGTGAGTCATTTAGTTAAAGAAATGGAAAAGATAGATGAAGACCAACAAAACAATAAAGATAAGATGTATGCTCTAGATGTATCTTACAATGGGAAACCTTCAAACCCATACTTTACATTATGTAAGTTTATTGAAGAACTTAATAACAAATTAGAAAAACAATAGATATGTCAGTAGAAATTAGAATTATGGAAAATGGACCAATTTTGGTTAAAGGAGAAACCATCGTAACAAAAGATGGAGAAAAAATAAAAGTAGGAGAAAGTTACGCATTGTGTAGGTGTGGTGAAACTAAGAAACAACCAATGTGCGACGGAGCCCATAAATCTTGTGGTTTTAAGGGATAGAACAGAACTATGATAGAATCAAATAGAAAAGTAGTAGGATTTACAGCAGGGAACTTTGATCTTTTACATCCAGGTTACATTTATACATTTGAAAAGGCTAAAGAACATTGTGATTACTTTATTGTTTTTTTACAAAGAGATCCATCATCAACTCGTAATACTAAATATAAACCGGTAATACCTTTATATGAAAGATATAAAACTTTAATGGCGATAAAATATGTCGATGAGGTTCAGACTTACCAAACAGAAGAAGAACTAGAGGGATTAATCAACTTCTACCAACCTGACATTAGAATCTTAGGAGATGATTATATTGGTAAACCTTTTACGGGTGACCATTTACCCCCTAAGGTAGTTTATACTACTAGAGCACATAACTGGTCTACAACAAGGATAAAGAACTTAATAACAGTTCAAACTTTGAGACAGAATCCAGAGATAATAAAAGAAGTTAAAGAATTAAAAGATGAAGATTAACACAAAATATAAAATAGGTGACGAGGTTTACGTTTTTAATGAGAATAAATTACAAAAAACAGAGATTAGAGGAATTTATGCAAACGTATTTACGATTTATCCTACAACAGAACCACAAATGAAAACAGAAATCAACTATGATCTAAAACTTATAGAGGGGTCAGTTGAGGAAGATTTAGTTTATAATAGCGTTCAAGAAGCTAAGGATAATGTAGTGGTAGAAGGATAATGACACCTAAAGAATTTGTTTTATGGTTAAAGGGGGTTGATGTTGGTTTATCGGGACACCCTTATGAAGGAACATGGAATCTTATCCAAGAAAAATTAAATGAAGTTAAAATGGAGGATAGTCCCTCAAGAATTATTCCAAGTAGAGATATTCCAATGCCAGATTCACCTAGTATCTTCCCTTCTCCCTGCGTCCCAACTAAAATACCACCAAGTCCAGGAAGTCCACCCGAAATAATTTGTTAGATTAAAATATTTTTATTATCTTTGTAGTATGGAAAATATAATAAAACAAATACAAGAGGCTTTAGATAATAATCTTCCAAAGGAAATTCCTTTTGAAAGCGGTTTAATGCAACGAGGAATTGCCGATATCATAGAAGTTATAGTTAGTGATATAATCCTAAACCTTAAACACCAATCAATTAAAGAGTCATACGAAGCTAAAAGTAAGAGATCAATAGAAGATGTTGGTCTCGTTACAACAGAATACGATGATATTAAAATCGATATAAAAACTCACGACTCTGATTCAGACTTGTCAATGCCTAACCTTATTTCAATATCTAGAATAAAAAAATTCTATGAAAACGATAGAAATTTACTACTATATGTTTTTGTGAAGTATGTTACTAATGGGAGATCAATACAAATCCTTGATACAAAAGTTAAGGCAATCGAACAACTTAACTGGGAATGTCTAACAATAGGTAACTTAGGTAAGGGACAACTCCAAGTTAAAAATATGGATGAAATAACATTCCAGACATTTATGACAAGAAATGATTGGATAGAAAGATTATCCTGTGATGTAGTAATCTATTACCAGTCACTTATAAAGAAGATACAAACAAAATGGATTAAAGAATGGTTATAGGTAAAGTAGATTATTATGCTAGGGTAGGTATTTTAAGAAGAGACCATCTAATTGATGAAGGATTTCCTAACATTAGTTATCAGGAAAAAAATATGAGAATGGAAAGGATGAACAATATGGACTTCCATCAAAACTTCTCTGATGTATTAATTAGAAGAATGTTGCACGAAAAAAAGATACCAAACTTTAATATTGGTGGAAAATTAGTATATATAAGTGATCCAAAGACAATAAAAGAATTAGAAGAAAAAATAAAAGAAAATGGAAGACATAAATAAAAAAACAAAAGAGGAAATATGGCACGAGAATGAAGCCAGAAAATTTCTAGGAGATGTGGAGGAAGAAGGGAAAATATATCCTGAACAAACTGACCCAGCAACATTAAAGTCTAAATATTCTGCCAAAAATCCTTATGGAGAAGAGATGTTTAATAAAGAAGATTTCTTAGTGAAAGACCCAACAAAAGAGGTACCACAGGAGGAATACATAAAAATAAAGAAATCCTGGTTAGAAGGGTTAAGAGATTTTGATACTTGGACAAAGTGGAAAAACGGTTTAATAGAATATAAATAATGGAGTTAGTAATAAAAAGTGATTGGTTATATGTAATGGACAATGTTCTCACATCTGAAGAATGTAAAGAATTAATAGAAATTGCAGAACCAACCTTAGAAGACTCTACTACTGTAGGGACAGTAATAAAGGGTTATAGAACCAGTTCAAATACCTACATTTCTAAAGAAATAGATAACAAAGTAATCCAAGCCACGAACTTAATTACCCAAGTACTAACTGAGTTACCGACTGAAAATCAAGAAGATATGTGTATTGTAAAGTATCGAGAAGGAGAAGAATATAAAAAACATCGTGATTATATGGTTGATAACCAAACAGAGGAAGGCAAGGCAGAAATGGCTAGAGGAGGAGATAGAGCGTTTACTGTAATGTTTTATCTTAATGACGATTTTGAAGAAGGTGGTACATTATTTGTAACACCTAATATAGAAGTAAAACCTAAGACAGGTCGATGTGTAATATGGAAAAACTATATTGATGGTAAACCTAACACCAAATCTATGCACGCGGGGTTACCAATTAAAAAAGGTATAAAATATATAGGAGTAAAATGGGTGAGACAAAATAAATTTATTTAAGATGAAAAAAATAATAACGAATATCTGGGCATGGTTTACGGCAATATTTTTAATAATAGATTTTCTTCTTATTGCTTTTTTATTTACTATAATTTTAGTAGTTTTGTTATCACCATTAGTAATATTAATTGGTGTACCTATGTTAATTAATGTTATCTGGAAAAAAAAGTATTAAACTAAATAAAAATAATAGATAAGATGGGACATTGGGAAGATTTGTGGTATGAGATACATGATTCAATAGAACGTGAAGGACTTACAAAAGAGTTCGAAGAACAATTAAAAAAGATGACAAACCAAGATAAACATAAACACCTAGACACTAGAGATAAATGGTCCTATGCTTGTACAAAAGTAATTAACAACAAAAGAAAAGAAGTTAATAAAGATGAATAAAAGTAATCATAATAGACGTAGAGCGTTAGAGAGTAAGTTGATTAAGAAATCAGATACCTATCCAGGTTACTATAAATACATGATAACTATTGGGGAAAAAGATGGAACAACTCATACACGACCATGTTATGGTAAGGATATGCAGGATGCTTTAAGTAGACTTATAAATAAAGAAAGAACTGTTAGGGTTGAAAAGAAAGTAATGAACAATCCCTTTCTATTTTTCTTAGGTTGGTTATTAATGATGGGTTGGCCACTTATGTTGGGGTTTGAAACCTCAGCAACACCATGGTTTATAGTTTATGGTTTTATAGGTATAATAGGTTTAGTAATGATAGGAACCTGGTGGAACAGCTATATAAATAGAGGAGAGTAAAATATCAATAATTCTCAGAAGGAGTTATTGTGTAAACAAACGATAAAATAAAACAAATGAACAACGAATTTAACAAATATGCAATAGGACACGCGGGGATATCCTCATCAGTTCTAAATGATTACCAAAATAGTGCAACCCCTTACATACTAGAAGAGAGACAATTAAGAGTCACACAGATGGACATATTCTCAAGACTAATGATGGATAGGATTATCTGGATACCTGGACCAATTACTGAAGTAACAGGGGTAATCGTACAGGCTCAACTAATGTTTCTAGACACCGCAGATAAGAAAGACATTACTTTACATATAGATTCACCAGGTGGGTCAGTAAAGGCAGGTTTAGGTATTGTGGATGTTATGGAGTATATTAAATGTGATGTAGCAACTGTAAATACAGGAATGGCTGCCTCGATGGGGTCAGTTTTATTGGCTGCAGGTACTAAAGGTAAAAGATCCTCTTTAAGATTCAGTAGAACAATGTTACACCAATCCAGTGGAGGGGCAGTTGGTAATATACAAGACGCAAGGATTACAATGGACGAATGGGAAAAGACAAATAAGTTATTGTTTGAACTCCTTGGTAGGTATTGTAAGAAAACAGCGAAAAGAGTAGAGAAAGATGCGGCAAGAGACTTATGGTTAAGTGCTGAAGAATCTTTAGACTACGGAATAATAGATGAAGTAATAAAAAGTAAAAAAACAAAAAAATGAAAGGAAAAATCGTAACCGAACAAGGAACTATGGTGGTAGAGTTCTATGAAAAAGACGCACCGAATACAGTAAATAACTTTGTTAAATTAGCAAAGATGGGATTCTATGAAGGACTTAAATTTCATAGAGTTATACCAGGATTCGTGGCACAAGGAGGTTGTCCACAGGGAACTGGAGTGGGTGGACCAGGATATAGTATTCTTTGTGAGATTAGTGGCGAGAACCAACATCACGACAAAGGAGTACTATCAATGGCACATGCAGGTAGAAATACAGGAGGGTCACAATTCTTTTTAGTGCATAGTAGACACACTACTAAACATTTAGACGGTAATCATACATGTTTTGGTAAGGTCGTAGAAGGATTAGATATTATAGATAAGGTTAGACAAGATGACACGTTTAGTATAGTTATCGAAGGAGGAGAACAAGACCCAGAAAACATCATTGTAGAGACTCAATTGAAAACAGGGACATTTTAATTTGGTAGTTAAACAATAAAGTATTATATTTGTAGTATGAAAGATTATACATGTGATAAATGTAAAGTGGAGATGTCTATATTTGAAGTAGGATATCTTGGTTCTCCACTCGGTAAGAAAGATAGAAAGGAATGTAATCCTTTAATGAGTCTAGATTGTTTATGTCATGAATGTTATACGAAAAGGTTAGACAAACTTGGGAAAAACCCCAACAATATGAATTATGAAAAAAACTAAAATTATTAATTTTTTCGGAGGACCTGGAATAGGAAAATCAACCCAAGCCGCAGGACTTTATTCATTAATGAAAAAGAATAGTATGAGCGTGGAACTAACCTATGAGTTTCCAAAGATATTGGCTTGGGACGAGAATCATTCTGCAATTAAAGACCAACTTTATATAACCGCTAATCAACATCGTAATATCTCTCGACTATATGGGAAAGTAGAATACATTATAGTAGATAGTCCCATTTTGTTTGGGATGGTTTATAAAGACAAATACGGAGCTGAGTACCCACAAGGTTTATACGGAGATACCTTTGATACCTTTTTATTAGATTTGTTTCAACAATACGAAAACATCAACATACTATTAAGAAGACGAGAAGAAGATTATGATGAGATTGGAAGATTCCAAGATCTAAAAGAGTCTAGAGAGATTGATGGTATGTTAAGATCATTATTAGAAGATAATGAACTATCCTATCATGAGTTTGAAGTTAATAAGAACAGTGCAACAACAATATATAAAACACTATTTGAGGATATGGAAGAAACAAAATGGGATGGCGGAACAATTGTAAGAATAAACCAATGTAAAGAATGTGGAAACCACGAAGGAATACAAATACCAAGTCATCCTGGTCTTGCGGAGTGTAGAGTGTGTCAACATCTGTGTGATGTAAAAGAAGAAAAGTAATTAATTAAATAAATAATAAATAAAATGGGAGTAAAAAAGAGAAAATTAGGGTCAAAGAATCCAAAGTACTTTGTTCCAACAAAGGACGATTCACCAGTAGTTAAAGAAAAAAAGTTAATGTGTAATGTTCCTGTTAGAGACACCAACGGTAATATAATTGAAGGTACTACTATACCGGTATATGGAGTTTGGTATGAGGACTAAAGAGTTATTAAATAATAAGTGGATTAAATTATTATTCAGCGTTTCAATCATGTTGTCAGCGGTTCCATCTATCTATCAGGATTTTACATATGGACATAGTGGTGAATGGACCCATTACGGTATGATGTTAGTCGGTGTTTTATATTTTATAGAGTCACTCTTGTGGACATTAGACATATGGAAGAAATAATAAAAAAAGAACTATGGGATCATTACTCAGAACTCCCAAACCCATCATGGTATGAATATAAAGAAAATATGAAAAGCTTAGAACAACAATTAAAACAATTTGAGGAGGATATCTTTGCGGGTAAGGATATAGACATAACAGAATTTTATGTATTAAAAAAAGCATTACTAGATATTACACTGAGTGGTCATGTTGTGGAGGATTATAGTGACCTCTTAGAACTTCATGGGATATTAGAGAATATGTTAGATAGACGTCATAACGAACTTATGAATAAGAGATTAAATCTCTTAACCATTTGGTCTACGATATTTCTACCTCTTTCATTCTATACTGGATTATGGGGAATGAATTTTGATGATGTTCCTTTAATCACAGATGATAATGGATTTTGGGTGTTCATGGGATTGACGATAATAACTATTGGAGGTATGTGGATGTACTTCAAAAATAATAAATGGATATAAAATGAAAGAAATAATAATAATGGTCCCACTACTTATAGTGGTAGGTGGTTTAGGTGTGGCAATAGGTATGTATATCTCTAGTCAAATAGAAAACCACATAGATAGGAACAGTAAATAATGAAGAACAAAAGACAATACAAAGATAGTGCAACATTTGTCTTTATAGGATATGTGGGTATAATCCTCGTAGTCTTAACAATGATTTTAGGTGTATGGGAATAACTCACGTAATAGAAATAATAATGGGAATAGGTTGGGCTGTTGGATGTTTAGTCGTCGCAACATACTCAATTACTCAGTATATAATAGAAAAAAATAAAAAATTATAAAAAAATGGAATTAATAGTAGGAATAGTAATAGGAATAATCATCGGAATAGGGCTCACTTCAGCACCACCATGGAAGTGGCAGAAAAGAAAGTGTAACACAGATTTGAAACCTGTAGATGAAAGAATGGAGAAGGTTTCTTCTAAGAAGACTCGAGCTACTCACAATAAAATAGCTGATGAGGTAACACACACAGACAAACCAAAGAAGAAAAGAAAACCAAGAAAGAATACCGGTAAAAGAAAGTATTATAGAAACAAAAAGAAAAAAGTTACCAAGACGGATTAAAGAAGAATCCAAAATAATTATAGTATATGGAACATACACTTCAGGAAAGAATGAGTATCATGTTAGAAAGAATGGATAGGCACTATGGTCCCCATAGGATAAGAAGAATGTCCAAGGAAGAGATTAATAAGATGTCTCTTCTTTTTGGTGTTACCAGAGAAGAAAGAGAAGAATCTTATCAGATCCTAGAAACCATTGTGCCGACTATACCAAATAAACAACAATAAAAGATAATGTCAGGGGCTAAAAAGAAAAAGAAAATAAAAATCGCTACTCATAAACGTAAAAAACGTTCAAGAAAAGATAGACATAAAACTAAACGATGAGACAAAGAAACTTAACTAAAGAGGAGAGAATCAAGAAATTAAAAGATAGAAGAGAATTTTTAATCACTGAATTATATGCCGCCCATAGACTGGATGGTTGGCACTTAAAAGGACTTAGCCAAGAATTAAAGAAAATACGAGAGAAGTTAGTTGATCTGGATATTACATCATAGATACTATTGGAAGTTACAACAGAAACCACTCCAACTAGATGAACAACAAGCTTTCCACTTAATTACCCAATTATCTTCACTGTGTGATGCTTTCCAACTACAACAACCCCCATTACCTCCTTTACAACACCAACTTTGTTTTCCTGATGGTATTAATGGTCTAGATGGAACTGGTTTACTCGACTTAGCTATACCATATATTTCGTCAAATTCTTTATGAGTTTCATCTACAGTGTACTCTCTCCCATCTCCTTTTGTTACCATAAACACAGGTGAACCTTCGTCTTCTCCTACTAATTCTTCCATGTCCATATCGTAATCCTCTTCTTCCTCTTTAAGGAAAGATTGATAACTTTCAGCCACTGAATTATTAGGCATTGGTTGATCTGGCGAAGCAGGACAAGGTTTTACTTGCATATCTGGTCCAACACAAACTGTTTGTTCATACACCTGTCCATTAAGACATTCAAGTACGGCGTTAAAGTAATAGGTAGTCTTATAATAAGGTGAAGCTGGATTAGACTCAATATATAATCCTAATAAACCTACCGATCTAGTGTAATTTGGACAGGTTCCTATACTTGTCATCTTGTGTACCCCATCCTTATAGAACTTTATGGTACCTTGTCCACATAATTGAGCCTCCATACTAACTGAGTTTGCATCAAATTGTGTTATACTTAAAGTGAATGAACAAGATTCCTCACCACACATTAGAGAGCTATCACCACCACCACACTCTTCATACTTTTCCAGTTTCTCACTAGATTCTGCAGATGGGTCGATATCATTAACTTCTCCATCACTCATTTCTATATCTACTTGATCTGACTTAATATCAATTCTTCCTCCAGACTTTAATTGAGATTCCATACTACTACCTTTGTCTAATTCTCGTTCTTTTATTAACTTTCGTACGAGATTGGTAATATCCGATTCTTTTATTCTTATTTTCTCTACTTCTTCTTCCCTATCTCTTACATCTGTAAACGGTTCTTTTTCTTTACTTAAAGAAGAGTTATTTGACATACTCATATCCCTATCTTTCATCATTTCTTTATCCAGTGGTAATTTACCAGGACAATCACTGTCTAGACACATCTGCTTTGTAGGATAACAAGTGGTACCATCCCATAGTTGATATTCTCTACATCTAACACATCTTGGATTTCCAAACTTATCTGGCATCCCACATGTCCATTTATTTGATTCTGCACATTGGTCCTGACAATCTTGTGTTGTAGTATAAGGACAATGACCAGCATCTACTACAGTCTGAGAACATGGAGTAGTACAGTCATGACATCTATAAAACTCTTGTGGGTTTCCAACACCACAGGTATTATTACAATCAGTATAAGCGTTTGCTCCTGAAAACTGTCCACTACCATCACCAGGATCTATACAACTACCATTAACACAATCATAAGTTGGTGCCATAACTCCCAGTTGACACATTTGACAATCTCCGTATGGTCCCTGTATGTTTGTTATTGAGTCTGTACCCATCATCATCATGTGCTGTCCTGTCGAAGGAACACTTACGGGACCAACATACTCTAAACAGTAATCCTGTGGATTTGGTCCTTGAGAACCACTAGTGTATTTTAATGTAGTGCCCGGTGATGGAGAACCCATCCCTAGCCAAAAGGCCTCACTATTTTGATGAGTTGCATAATTTTGTAGACTTCCATTATTAGGATTTTGTGATGCGCTATTATATGGAGATGGTGCTCCCATATACCATCCATAACTACTAACTGGACTTGAACCATTCGCCCCTGCGACGCCCTGACCGTATTGAGCAATTGCAGCATCTATACTAAAACGGTCCCAGTATCTAATACCACTTCCTAAAAATACAGCATTAGAACAATCGAACCATTCATGATACGTGTTATTATTACTTCCTATTTGTTCTGATAATGTATTCTTGGAGTTTAATGGTTTAAGACCCATTAATGTTCTACCTCTATTTAGTTCTTCTGTGAGTTTTTTCGGTGTTTTCATGTTTTTATTTAAGTTTGTTTTTGTATAGTTTATTGTACATTACATATAAATACCCACGAAATAGAATAAAGTAATCATTAAAATAATTCTTTAATTCTACTTATTTCATCATCTTCTGGATTTATTTTTTTGGCACCAATGTTAGGGTTAGTTGGTTCTGATGGTCCACGATATTCCTTATCAATTTCTAGGGTTCCAGTATTTGAACAAGAGATTTCACTAAAACCAGAAGAGTGGTCACCACCTATACATACAGTATGTGAATCTATTCCTTGGGTATACTCACATTCAATTTTAGCAGTATAGTTTCCAGATATTGTGGGAGGTACGACATATTCAGTCCCATAATTATTAAAATTTGATGCATTAAAACCTCCAGGTCCGCTAATAGTTAAATCCATACTTCCTGAGAAACCTGAATTACAACCTTTTAATTTTAATGTTTGAGTTGATGAATCAAAAACAAAGTATTCCATAACACACTCCGCATCTGTTGGAGGAGGATTAAGATTTTGTATACCAGGTTGACTAAGACCTGATTGATTTAATGGTTTTATAATATTAAGTCCTGGGATGTTTGTAGTACATGTTGTATTAGGAGGTGGCGGAGGTGGATTAATTTGAGAACAATTATCTTGACAATATTCCATAGAACCAAATTCGTTCCCAGTTGCAAAAAACGAAGTTCCCTCATGTGAAAGTCCTACTTGTGTACAATTAGGATTTCCTTGTAAGTCGTGTCCACATACAAATTTAGAACTACATAAATTACCTCCAGGATGTGGATTCAATGAAATACCACCACTACCACTAATAGGAGTAACATTTTTAACATACCAAGCAAGGTTACGATATTTGATATACATACCCACTTGAGGTGTTTGTCCACCGATATCACTAACAGCAGACCATGTAAGTGTTTTATTCTGATAATCAGGCCAAGGGTCTCCATTTGGATCACAAGCCCCATATGTTCCACCAATTGGCCAGGTATTACTACAACTCCAGTCACCATAACCATTACACCAGTCAGCACTTATTTTATAAGAAGTGGTCTGTTCATTTAATAGTTTATTGTATTTGTCTAATGATTCCCTCATATTAATATAAATACTCACTACAGAGATTAAAGTGTAGGGGGCTGGGGGAAAGATACCGAAGGTTCGAGGTACACAAGAGATAAGTAAAAAACAAGAAAGGAGGGATGGGAGGATAGTACCTTCTGGTTCGAGGTGCACAATAGATAACTTTAAGTTCTAAGTCTTATAACTCCTCTCCCATTATTCCCCCTCACTTCGTTCAGGTAATGGTCGTGTACTTATAAGACTTAGTCCTCCTTAGTGAATGTTAGAGTGAAACAACAGAGGATTGTGTTAATGCATTCAAAGGTCTTAAAGAAACTAGATTAGTTTAGACCTTTACATAAGGAATAACGTGCATATTTATAATAAAAACAGTTATTATGAATGAAAAAGAAAAAGCAATGAGATATAACACTCTAATGAGTGAGTATATACGTTTAGAGAACATGATGAAACAAGTTCCTCAGTTATCACTAGACGAACAAATGAAAAACATAGATGCAACCCATAAGGTATTATATACACCAGAAAATGAAGCTCTAGTTAATCAGTATAAATCAAGAATGTATGCGATACAACATGAGGCGCAAACAAAACAACTAATCAGATGAAAACAAGACGTGTAAAGATTTCCCAATCCCAACTAGCAAGACTAGTAGAAAATAAAGTAAATGAAAATACTGGTGGTGTAGGAAATCTATCCACTGACGACTCTCCTAATATAGGTATGGGTTCGTCTAAGTTAGTAACAAAGACTCATATGAACAAACCAGCAGGTAGGTTAAACATTATGGGTGGTACAAATCCACAACAGTTTAAGGAAGGAGGAAGAAAAGAACCTCAAGGTATGTCTTATAAAAAAGAAATGATGGGAGAAAATAAGTCTAGTGAAAGATTAGATGGTAACAATATAGTAGTAATATGGCCAAGTAGACAATCACAACAAGAGATGTCAGGTAAGTTAGACCAAATGGGACTAGAGTTACCAGATGAATGGGAAGTAGGAATGGCTTGTCATTTATGTTGTTGTCCTCTTCATATGTCAATACAACCTTGTGACTATGGTAAACCTAATAGAAGAAGAGGAGACGGTATGTATGAAAACTCTCACACTATTCCACATAGTGACCAACAAGATTTCTTTAACGAAGAAGAGGAAGATGAGTATGTAGATACTAGAACACACTTACCTGATGATGGTGGACTCGGTGGTGGAGGAGGTGGAACTCCTTCAGTAGGAGGAATACCAGGTTTACCAGTAGGACCTAAAGGTAAAGTAAGAAATAATCCATATAAACCAGGAAAATTAAAAGAAGAGATTACAGCAGGTGGACCTTGTATTTGTAGAAAGTGGGTGATGGGTTCTGATGGTATAAACAAATGTGTCAGTTATAGTCCTCCTGGATGTGCTGATGCCCCATTTAAGAAAGCCAATGATGATGAAGATACTGTAAATAAAAAGAAGATTAATCCTAGAGTAATAAGAAGACAAGATAGGGATAAAGCTAGAAGAAGACCTTACTCTTCTAAAGCAAGAGACATGAGAGGAAGTAGATAAAAGAATACAACAATGAAAAACTTAATAAGAATAATCAAAGAAGAACTCTCATTACTCCAAGAGAAAGAGAAGTGTTGTAGAAGATATGAATGGATGGGTGGTGAATGGAAATGTACTAAATATAGAAAATGTGCAGATGGTGAAAAACCTGTAGGACAATCACCTCAAGGTATACAAGAAGATAAAGAAAAAGAATGTTGTGTATGTTATGAAAAGAAACCTGTACTAGGTCATGTTCAAACAGGACCACACGATGGTGATGGATGGAAATGGAAGTGTTGTGGATATAAACCATGTAGTGAACTAACTCAAGGTTTCACTCTAGGATAAATGTAATGGGATTCCATTGAAGACTATACACTAAAACACCATTGAGGTTGTATACATTTAGACACGCAAACAAAGAGACCCTTAGGGGTCTTTTTTTATGGGATGCGATCCCCTATATGTTCCCCACTAAGAACGTTTAATACATGTCACCATATACAGTGTATGAGGGTTTATTTATCCTTTACACAGTACTTTTCCCCATTTGTACCATAATTATTGTTAAAGGATTCCTTTACTAATCATTACTACGGAGCACTCTTTACCACCATTTCCCACTTACTACCACTATCTACCACCACTATAATGTGGGTTTTCATCGGCAAAAACCGTGATTTATAAAATGACACTATGAGTGGATCTAGTAACTAAACCTCGAAAAACGTCTCTACCTGCGTTGCCCCTTTCGGAAATTGTTTCATTTAAGTCCCGGATTTTTTGACAAGTTGCTAACAAATCGTGGATTCTCTCGTGGAAAACCCCGATAATTGTTGATAACTAATGGTTCCATAATTAGGCCACGTTAATTATTAGTTGTACCTTTAGGGTGCAGGTGGGTGGGTAGTGCGATGCCCGGAACTATTTCACGTGCAAGCATACCTTCCCGCCCGCCCTACAAAGGTACGGAAAATTCCTGACATGGCCAAATTATTTACCTGACAATATTACCACTGTTAATAACTCCTGGGAAAGTTATGAACATCTAAATTATTTTGTCACATTGTCATAGATTAAATTAGGCCACGTGGAAAACATTTCGTACCTTAGGGGTGGTAGGGCGGGCACCTAGGCCCGTGTCCTAACCACGCTAGCTAGTCACTCCCTGTCCCTTACCCCCCTGACCATCCACTACACACCCCCCTGGGGGTAGGTGGCATGACCCCCCTATGAATGAATGAGTACCCCCTAGGGGCCCCCTCCCCCCTGGGTACCCCCCGTGTATCCCCTCTTACAGTAGGTATGACACCACTCATAAGGGGCGGCGACGCTGCAAATAAATTTTCTGAGAAATTTTTGCTTAGAGGTTTGAGTTATTAATTACCCTATAATAAAAGAGGGGGTGGGTATAATTTGGTTTTAGTGAAAAATTTTTTGCCAGAATTTTTTAATGGATGTTTTGGTATTTATAGTTATGATTAAAATAAAACACATATTGTTTATACTACTATTATTTTCCGCAGGGTGTTCAGTAACTAGTGACGTTCCTAAGGATCATAAGGAGTGTTGTACAAAGAAATGATATTAGGGACTATAATAATAGTGAGTATCTATTTAACCTTTAGATTTATATTCTGGGTAATAGAAAAATTAGGGGATGATTAAAATATTAAAATTTATAAAGAGTATAGTAGACCCTAATTGGTGGGCTGAGAAGATTGGTATGAAGTCTGGTTTTTATGAATGGGCTATGAAATCTCCATTACGTAAATGGGCTCTTAGTTTAGAAGGGTGGAAATGGTGGTTCTATCAAATAGTTTTTTGTGGTGGTTTATTTATAGGATTAGAATATCTTCTCAATCAAATCGGAATGACTTTATTACCATGGAGGTAAGTCGGGGTGGCAGGATTCGAACCTGCGGCCTCCACGTCCCAAACGTGGCGCGATAACCGGGCTACGCTACACCCCGTAACTTAGTGTAAGAACTTGGACTAATAATGTAGTTCCATAACTCTCCACCACATTCATCATCTTCATCAACGAGATTTTCTTCTACTGTAATATCTTTAGGGAGAATTCGTTTCAATTTTTCAATATCTACTTTTCTCCAATAACCAAATCTTAAACTTAAGGAACCAAGTCTATAAGAAGTACCTACCTCAAAGGAAGTAAACTCGTTTGCTATTTGTTCTAAGGATTCAATTGATATTCTCATTGTTTTTATTTTGTTATTCTTAGACCGAACCACCAAAGGTCCAATCTTATGAACGGTTTGTTTTTATGTTTACCAAATCCAAAACGTAACATTCTGTTTTCTTTGTTAAGTTTTATCTTTTTAATCTTCACCTCTTATTGCGTCATGGTCATACTCTCCTTCACATACTCCATCATCGTACATTATGGTGTTATCATAATCTCCAAGTTTACGAGATCTTATTTTATCCGTATCAGGATTTCTTTCGTATATAATTTCTTTTTTTTTATCTGGGGTTTTATGATTATCCCATTTTTTTAGGTTTTCCATAAATTCCTTATGGTCTTCTATTCTTCTACCTTCTTTGATTGCATATTTTCCTAAATGATAAATTGCTATTATTACTACTATTAGTATTATTGTTCCTGTCATATTTTTATTTTATTTGAGCTTCGTACCATTCTTCATAAGTCATTGGTCTTTCCATTAACTGTTGTCTAACATCTAGTGAGTATGCCGCGTATTCACTTGCCATTTCTTTTGTTTCCTTAAGAATAGCTTTTCTAATTTGTTCTCTTACGACGGTATTCACTGGAATCCATTGTTTTAATAGTTGGTCTACTTCTTTCATAGGACAAAGATAAGCAATTATAATGATGTGGCCAAGAAAGTCTACTATAAAATTGACCGCCGGAACTCGGAACCGGACTGTCGTCCGGACCTTCGGTCTCGTCTCCCCCGACCCCAGCCCCTTTTCTTTAATTTATGGTATTTATAATAAAACAATTATAAGATGAGAGATTTATTGAATAGATACAAACAATTACTAAACGAAGCAAAAGAATTATCTGGTGAAACTGAAATGGAAGAGTTTGCTGAGAAAAGAGGTTCTGGTGCTGAAAAGATTAGTGATAGTGCTAAGGAAAAGGGAGGACTTTCTCTTTTAACTTATAATCACTTTAGAGTTAAATTACCTTATTACAAAAAAGCGGCAGAAGGTAAATTAAATATGGATACGGCTAAGAAAGAATATAACAAACATCTTGAAAAACTTTATTCTTCTACTAACGAAGATATGAATCTTAGTCAGACAGCCTTTCAGGAATTAATGGGTAAAATTGAAGTGTTAGGAGAATTATTGTTGGAAAGTAACGAATAACCTAAAAAAACCCCTTTTCTTTTATGGGTTGTAACGTATTTATAATATATGAAAAATAGGAAATTACTTAACGAATACTATTCTAACTGGAACGATGCATTACTCCTTAACGAACAACAAGTTCCGGGTGGTCCTGGTAACTATGGAAATGTTTGGGAATTTTGTGGTGTTACACCAGGTCCTCAGGGACAACTGGGGGCTACAGCATTTTCAATAGGACTTAATGCAGGTACTGTTCAATATGGTGATATTGCTGATGTAGATTATGGTGTTAATGGTTATTACCTGGGTATACCAAACTATTGGGTACCGGAAAAATGTAACGATCAATTATGTACTCAAGCTGATGTGGGTAACGAATTTGAAGTTATTATCAAACCAAACCACTATCAAGCTGCAACATATCATCTTAGACTTGTATCCGTTGGACAATCTACACCAACTGTAACTAACGTCTGTAATTATGGTTCGAACCCACCAGCAACAAACATATATAATTGTCCTCATTATTATAATAACTTTGTAGATGGTAATTGCCTTCCTAGTCCAGAATATGGATGTACGGACCCGACAGCTACCAACTACCTTCCAACGGCAACAATGGATGATGGGTCTTGTGTCTATCCAATTCCTGGATGTACTGACCCGGCAGCTAATAACTATAACCCAAATGCCACGGTAGATGACGGAAGTTGTACTTTTACCGATATTTGTCATGGTGAGTTAAGTTGGATGATATGTGACCAAGGTAATTCCGGATACCCTCCGGGAAGTGGTCCTGTTTGGTCGTCAATGGGTCCTGGAACAGTAGCACCGACCCCAGATGGGTGTTTTCAATGTGATGGTCAAATGTGTACTGCCGCAGATATAGGACAACCTTTCCAACTTCCAAACTACACTGGAGGTGTGCCAACCACAGCTGTTGGTTTATTAGATTCTATTGCTTTACCTAAGTATATGCAACCTCAAGATATATATAACGCACAGGCTGCTGTTTGTCCTCCACCACAAGGATGTACTAATCCTCTTGCAACCAATTACGACCCACTTGCTGTGGTAGACGATGGAAGTTGTATTATTCCTGGTTGTACAGATGTAAATGCAAACAATTATTTACCAAGTGCAACAATTGATGATGGAAGTTGTACTTATGATGTTCTTGGATGTACTGACTCTACCGCCACAAATTACGACCCACTTGCTACCGTAGATGATGGAAGTTGTTATTGGGAAGGATGTACGGACCCAACTGCAACTAATTACGACCCTAACGCTACCGTAGATGATGGAAGTTGTATTATTCCTGGGTGTACAGACCCAGCAGCGACAAATTATAACCCTAATGCTACCATAGATGATGGAAGTTGTGTATTCCCAACTGTTGGATGTACCGATCCTACCGCAAGTAATTATAATCCTGTAGCAACAGTAGACGATGGTTCTTGTTACTGGTTAGGTTGTACCGACCCAGCGGCGACTAATTACGACCCTAACGCCACTCAAGATGACGGTTCTTGTATTTATCCAGTTTATGGTTGTACAGACCCAGCAGCAACAAACTATAACTCCTTAGCAACAGTAGACGATGGTTCATGTGTTTATCCAATTCCTGGATGTACTGATCCGTTGGCTTTTAATTATGACCCAAACGCAACAGTGGATGATGGTTCATGTTTATATGATGGTTGTACAGATATAAACGCCACTAATTTTAATCCTAATGCTAACGCAGATTGTTCAGGTGTTCCAGGTGGTCCTGATACGAGTTGTTGTATATATCCAGTTCCAGGTTGTCCAGACCCTACTGTGGTAGGACCAATTGTTAATACAGGTACACAATTTTGTGTTAATGGTTGTGAAGTATACGACCCTCTTGCTATTGGATGTCCAGATAATAATGGATTGGTAGTACCGGGTGATACTAGTTGTTGTTGTTTTTTAGGTTGTACCGACGTAAATGCAACCAATTATGACCCACTTGCTTGTATCGACGATAACTCTTGTCAATTACCTCCTCCAATAAACTGTTCATGTTGTGAAGTAGGTCAACCTGGTACCATAAGTCAACCAGTAGGGATAATGATTAATGGTTGGACACCGGGTGGTTGTGCTTCCTTGAACTCCGCAACTCTTACAAATTGTGATACGGCACAAGCGTTTGACCCAACTGATTGTGAACCAGACTGTACTACTTTTGATTTTTCAAGTGCTACCAATCTACCCAATTCTTTAGGGTCTACCTATACCATGTTAAACGATGCTTATAATATGGGTTTACAAAATAGTCAAGCTTATGGGATAATGGATGGAAATAGTACTTTTTGTTACGAATTTTGTGTAGCTGGAGGTGGAACCCATTGGGCTTGTGATTGTTGTGGGGATATACATGATTGTGACCAAGATACGTATTGGCCAAAACCTTATGGATGTTGGACTTGTCGTGACGATAATACTTGTGGTCAACCATCCCCAAGTTGGATGTCAAGTAATATGACTCTTAACTACTATAATAATCAAGCTGATTGTTTAGCCGATGCCCCAGTTAATTGTCCTCCAAAACCTAGTTGTGATAATACCCCAGAATTTTGTTCACAAACTCCATCTTTAACTCCAGGAGGTTCATGTTGGATTTGTCATCACCAGACTGTTTGTTTACCAGTTTATGATTATTTAGAATACGGATCAGGACCTCCAGGGTCAACTGGAACTTATTCCTTTATGATGAATTGGTTAATACCACAAGGAACAAACCCACAAACTTATAAAACTCCTCAAGGGAGTGATTTATTCTGTAACGCTCAAGATTGTGTTGCAAACTCTCCATGTACTGAATGGGATACTTGGAAAGCAGAAGATTGTGGACCACCACCAGGTGGGTGTCCTCCTAATGAAATTTGGTATCCTTACCCTAAATGTGAATGTGGTTTACCTAAGGTGATAGACCCAGTAGATAAAAAAAGACCTAAAGATAAGGAAAAGGAAAAAGAACTAGACGTTGAAAAAACTGATTCGGATCGTGAAAATAAAGAAACAATAAAGGAAGAATTTAGTCGAATGAAAACTATCTGGAATTATAAGTTATAATTAATGGATAGATTACATATTTATAATAAAGACCAAAATAAAAATTAAAAGATATGCCAGCACCAGGGTTTGATAAATGGAGATTGTGTTCAGGAGGGAATAATGTTCCTGGTTCATCTATTGGAGATGGTTCGCAACCATCAGGACCGGAATTGGGATTATATATTGAGTATTTCGATGCTGTTAATGGTGTTGAGGGACAACATTGGTCAAATTCGGGTAGTGGAGTTGGTTCAGGTCAATGGGGGTCAGGTATAACATACGACTCAATGATGAACTCTTCTGGTGTGAATTATCAACTAGGTTCACAAAAACCTAGTGCAGGGGAAGTTGTTGGTCTTTCAATTGGAGGACAATGGTTGGGATGTATGATGTATACAGGGAGATCTAGTGGTTCACCTTTTCCATCTTTTTATCCAGCGGCAACACCTGACCCAATTGGTCAAATTCCTCCAGGACAAGATCATTATTGGGAACCGCAACAAGCAACTGCAAGTCAAGTATTCTCTGATTGTTATGGTTGTGTCTGGGGAGCAACGGACCCTGGTGGACCAATAGAAACTGATTGGGAACTCGAAAATCCAGATTTAGAGTTTGTAAAACGACCTCCTAAACCAGGAAGTGAGACAATAAAAGATAGAGAACATAAAGAAGAAAAACCTTCAGGGGAAGGTAACGAAAGAAAAGAACTAAGAGAAGAAGTTAACAAAATTAAAAGATTGATTGGGTATTAACCTTTAATCTACGATTTTATTAACTTTTGATGTATTTATTATAAAAACATTTATTATGGGAAAAAAAATTAGATTAACCGAAACAGAATTAACTAGAATAATCGCAGACCTAGTTAGAGAAGAAACAGAAAAAAGAAAAGGAAAGAAGGAGGGTCCAACTTCAAGAAAAGACTTAAAAAAACTTAGTAAAAAAGACTGTAAAAAACTAATGAAGTGTATGAATATGGACTCTATGGATTCTATAATGAAAGGTTATTCTAAAATGTATAATGAATCCCCTAAATGGGCGAAAGGAAAATCTTTAACACCTTCTGAGTTCAAAATGAGAATGGGTGATTTACCACCAGATGAAGATCCTAAACCAGCGGCTTGTATAATTTTAGCAATATTTAGTTGGACTATTGCGGCTTGGGCGTTCGCCACTTGGTGTGGTTGGGAACACTCTGACTCTAGATTAAAAGAAAATATAAATAGAACTGGAATTTCTAAATCTGGAATTCCAATTTATACATTTAACTATAAAAATGACGATACTCTTTGGTCAGGTGCGATGGCACAAGATTTATTAAATATGGGTATGGAAAATGTAGTAAAGACTATGGATAATGGTTATTACTCAGTTAATTATAATATGATTGATGTCGACATGACCAGTCTTTAATAAAAATAAAAATTAAACAAAAACAAAAATGAAAAAAATTAGACTTAGTGAATCAGACTTAACAAACTTAATTGAAAGAGTCGTTAAAGAACAAGCTGCTCAAGTTGGTGGTTTTGGTTATGGGTTTGCTCCTGTAACAGAAGACACTGAAGGTGAAGAAACTTATAACTATGGTGAATTAGAAGGAGCTGACCATAGAGAAGAAATGGGTTTAGAACATGAAATGGGTATGGCACCTGCTGATAGAATCGGTGAGATAGAAAAACATTTAGACGCACTTAAAAAAGATATGTCTTATGATGAAAGTCATGAAGATAGAGGTGAAGCAAATACATCATTCGCAGAAAGTATGAGAAGAAAAGCTGCTAACTTAAGAGAGTCTAGAAGAAATCAAAACAGAAGAATCAGAAGAAGAAGATAATATGGCTAGACCAATTAAAATAAAAGAGAGTGATTTAACCAATATGGTTAAAAGAATACTCGCTGAAAAGGGAGTAAATGAAGCCATAGGAGGAGGTATGAGTATGAGTGGAGGAAGAAGACTTAATGAAGCACCATATTGTCCAGGAGGATGTGGTGAATGTGAATGTGTACATCATGGGAAGTTCGGTAGATGTGACTGTGATGGTATGATGGATAACTGGTGGGGTAATGACTGGGGTAAAGTTGCTGATGATGGAGGAGGAGATGATATTAAAATGGCAAAACAAAAAGAACTAAGAGAGTTCCATGAGTATTCAAAGAATAGAACAAACATAGAAAGATTCCTTAATGAAATGGAAGATAGAAAGATGG